ATCCGGGACGCCATCAAGACTGAAGAAGCGTCCCATTGCTTCCTCGATGTGGTTTAGGCAGAAGCCTAGTCCGGTTGATATCCACATTTGCATTAGTGCCTCGGTTGATCCAACCGGACCACCACCAATGCCGAACATTTGCAAGGGAATACGATAAGCCAACGCGATCCTCGCATCTGAAATTTTCATAACATCAGCGAGTTGTGAATCAGCGGAATTTGTTGACAGTTGAAACGGCTTTAGACCGGAAGACAGAATTGGCGTCCCACCAATGCCAACTCCTTTTGATTGCTCCTCCCATTTCTGCCGGAGCATATCAGTCTGATCTTTATCCAAACGCAAGTCAGTTGAAAGGACGACGCTGGGCCTTGCTTGGTTCAAATAGAAATTTATTTGCTGGCCAGCAATCGCGTCCGATGTTGCCATGTCGCGCAAGATCGCCAACAGAGGACTCATTCCGCGGAGTTGATAAGGTTCTTGGTTCATGCGAATATGCAGAACATCACGCGCTGGAACCAAATCCAAATCCGGGATCATACGATCAATGACCGGATTGCCGCCAAGAGAGTAGAACACATCACCATTTTTTGCAACGTAAGGCAAACATTGCTGCGGCTGCATCAAATGCAATGAATCAATCTCATAGCGGCTATTGCGAAGCGCCAGAGCGTATGTGTTCCCGTCCGCATATAAGGAGCGAACAGCATTCAACATAAAATCAGAAATGGTTTGATAATCGTTTGGAGTACGAAGAAACCGCGCCAAGTCTGATGTCATAATCCTCTTACGTCCACCCTTGTCATCCGACAGCCAATGATCTCCCGGACACATTGCCGTCGTTTGACTATAGGAATTGATACACGCATCCACCATCGCTGATGGAGAGAAGCGCTGAATGCTTCCGCCGTTCTGCCACCAATTGATTGAGCTGTCAGCCGGAAGCCATCCACCACTCACTGGTAAAATCCAAGGACCAGTGCGTGGCTCTCCTTCTGCCGCCTTTACAATCGAGCGGCCAATGCGTGCGACAACATCTTTAAGAGCCATGATGCTTTCCTAAATGAAACGTGATCGAGCAGAACGCAGAAGCAAGGCCATTGATCCGCATCCTACTCGACCACGCTCTTGTTCAACTGGCGCTGGTGGGGAACACCCGGTGAACCAGTTGTACAATGCTACTTGTTAGCTTCCACTGAGCGGGTTGCATACCCGCTACGCTGCGGCGTTGGCTTCGCTTCAGATTGCTTATCCTTCTTGGCCATCTGAGCTTCCGGAGACGGCTGCTCATCGCTGCCATCCGGCTCCTTCTCCAGAACGTGCACACCCATCGCAGCAAGGTCATTCTCCTCCTGCGTTGGAGTTGGCTTGGAGCTTTCAACTCCACCCTTTTCTGCACGCTCCTTGTCCGCTGCCTCGCGTGTCTTGCGCTGCTCAGCGATTGTCTTCTTCGCTTCCTCAGCACGCTTCTTCTCATCGTCCGTCCGCTTCTGCGCGGCGGCATCAGCTTTCGCTTCGTGGTCAGTCATCTGACTGCTCCTATTTCAAAAGACAGTTCTGGTTGGCTACGGATTAGCCAACCAGTAGTCTGCTACCAAGTAACGCCAGCGACCCAGGCAACGGTTCCCGGCCTTCGGATCGTCCAGTTGATCGGAAGGATGAGGCGCAATGCCAGCGAGTCAGTCTGGAACATAGACTTGGCAGGAGCAGCCGCAACCGCAGGAGTGCCCACCGTAGCAAGGTCAAGAGGTGTGGTGTCCTCCATATGAAGTGTGGCCTGATCTGAGATTTCGAAGCGCGGACCATCGCCCGTAACGCTGACAAAGTCTGCCGCGTCCATTGCGATGACCGTGCCCAGCGGGACCGTGCCGCTGTCGATGATACCCCAGCCACCAAGATTGCCGGCCGCAACCTCTGCTCGGAACGGGAACACGCCCACTCCAGGCATCGCAATCAACCCAAGAGAGTTGACTTGTTGCGGGTTCATAATCCAAACGGGATTGCGAACATTGCCAGCCGTCCCGGTAATCAAGGCGCCAGTAAGAGCCTTGATGTCGCCCACCGCCGCATTGAAGCCACCACCCGCCGTTGGCGTCAAACCGGAGACGCCATTGAGGATACCAGCTGGACGGACAAGCGTCGCAGCATTCGCGTCCAACAGAACGCTGTCGAGGGAGATGGCTGTGTCTTCACCGATGGCAGCTCGCAGCAGACCTTCGATTGCCGGCACAGAGTGCTCATCAATCTCCCGCGTCCAAGTTGTGATGACAGCCATTTTCTTTGGCGTCAAGGTTTGCGAAGTGAACGCACCCTGACGGACAGGAATGGGCTGACCTTCACCAACGAAGGAACCAGCGATTGTCGGCGTGCGTGACCGCGTTGGAATAATGATCTTTCCATTACGGCCAAAGCTCAAGCCTAGTCCCGCTGCCGATAGGCGAGGGAACACAGACTTAGGCAACAAAGTCTCCATGAAGTCGGTAACGATCTGCTGCACGAGTTCAGCAGCCCACCCAACCACCGTTGACATCGCTGGCGCCGTTGCCGCTCGCGTTGCCCAGTCAACAACTTGCCGCGTCTGCTCGTCATCACCATAGATCGCCTTGCGGATATCATCCACTGGCTTCTGGTGAATACGCGCAAACAATTGCACCGTACCCGCTCGCACGAGCAGGTCCGTGGTCGAGAGCTTCTTGAGTGGCATTGAGAATGGCCGTGCAGAAAGGACTGCTGGCGCTGCCGGCTTTATTCCCTTGGCTGGGACGATTGCGCGTCCTGTTCCATCCTCCGATGTGAGCGCAAGGTTACGCTCCGACTCACGCAGAAGGACAAGCGTCCTTTCAATCTGCGCAATCTCATCATTCAGCGCCTTTGTCTTCTCCATCTGCTCATCGGTAACATTGCTGTCATCGATGCTTTCAATGAAGGCTTTCAACTCATCAGTCTTGGCCACCTTCCGCTTTTCCGTGTCCGCAATTCTCTGTGAGAGCGACATTGTCGCAACTCCCTTTTTGATACGCTGAGAGACGGCATGCTTGCCGCTGAACCCACGACGCTTGAGGCCATCTCTCTTGCCTGACTCGGCAAAGATAGCATCAATTGTTGCTGGGGAAATTCCTAGAGACTTGGCAACCGCCAAGGCATTCGGATTAGCAGGAACACTCACAAGTGATGTCTCCACTAGCTCCTGCTTGGTAAACCGATAACCGCCAAACGGATCGTCCTTGTCGAGCGGCTCATACTCCTTCGGACGGAAGCCGACTGAAACTGCTTTCAAGATACCAGCGTCAATCAGTCTCCGGATTTCATCGATGCGCTGCGATGTGCCTTCTGGCGCCATCTCTAGATGACCACGCAACTGCTTGCCTTCGATACGCAGATTGTTCCACTTACCAATCGGAAAGTCGCTCTTGTGCCCAAACAACGCGATGGGATTGCGCTTGAAGTTTTCTAGGTCCCATCCGTCCGCCATGATGACATCGTCCATCCGGTCTGACGTTTCATCAGACATGACGAATTCCATACCATGAACGTCAGCCGCGTGCGTCTTGTGGACAACTTGCTTTGCGCCTCGGTCATCCCATAAGACTTGGCAAGCGTCTTCATTGCCAAGCTCATCCGAGCACCGGTCCATAAAATCCTCGTATGACTCATCGTCATCCGGCTCAAGGTCTTGCTTGGTTTTCATAACATCACCTCGCTGCTGGAGGAGCAGCAACCTCGATTGCGATACCAAATTTGACTTCATCCTTCTTCTGCTCAACGGGATGCTCACGCGTCCCTGAGCGAAGCTTCAAGAAGCCAATCGAGCGCACCCACGCTCCCGTAACAACGATGGTGGTGTCCGGCTTCGCGACGATAGTGACTTCATCGCCTTGCTCATCGTAGAGATCATTGTACATATTGCCGTCGCTAGAGGTTTGGAAGGTCATGTTGGCTTCCGTGTACTCCTGCGGGACTGTGATGCGGACGATGGTGCCAGCCGAACAGTCAATCCCATCGGAGAGCGATTCATCCAGCGGGATCGTTGGGCCATCCAAAACTTGAAGCGTCATATTATGTTCCCTTCTCAGGTTGCGATTGATTTACGAAGGACGATATTGCCTGTCATGGCAACCTTGACAAGACCGTCCGCTTGCACAAGTTTCAACTCATGATAGTAAAGGTCTGGATTGATGTCGGCTGTTTCCGCCGCGACGATTGTGATATCAATATCTGTACCATTCACCGCGATGCCGTCGCTTTGCACCTTTGTCAGAAGGACATCTTCCCCGGTAGAGTACGGCGACAAGGCAAAATTCCAAGTCAGGCTTGTAACCGTCGCCAGATCGTAGCCAGTCATATCAATTGTTATAACCTTATCTTCACCACTGAACAGCTCGCAGTTCTGATTTAGATTGGCTGTCAGCTTGATTGGATCTGGCGTCATCGTTTTTCCGGCTTCATAATGTTGGGTGTTGGGCCCAGCGTCCGTTCCATTGATGGAGATTGCCTAGCCGACGACGCGAAAGGGCAATGGCAAACCTAACAACAAGGCGATGAGCATATACAAGACGATGAGCGCCACGATAATCATAAACACTTTTTGAATCTGCGCCGGAATTGGGAAGCCAAGATAGCCCATGAACCAGACGATCACCAACCCAATCAAAACGAGAATTGCAATCGCGATTGCGATGTTGATGATACCAAGCAGGACTGCACCAAATGAGATCATGTTTCCTCTCCTATGTGTCGGATAAGAATTGATCCCAGCCCTCTGCGGGACCGATGATCACACGCCAAGATTTAGTCGGGACTAGATCGCTCTCCCCACCACCAAACGCATCAGAGATGCGCCGGCACTCCTCCTCGCTTCCCCGGAAGAATTCAGCGATGCCCCATCCGCAATTGTCACGCTGCTCTATCCGGTACGTTACAACCCAATCCATTATGGGCCTCAGAATATCAGCGTGCTCGCATCGACATTCTCTGCGTATTGTCCCGCGACACCCATCGCCATAGTGAGCGCAACTAGCCCGTCAATGCGTCCCGTTGACTTATTCTTTGAGAGCTTACGGTTGGCATCGTCCTTACTCTCAATGACCGCGCAAGCCGCGCACATTGCCAAGACCGGATGATCACCGTGCGCCAGCTCCTTCTCCTTGATCGCGCCCTCAAGATCACGCAACGCTGGCGACATGGACTGCGTGCCCTGCCCAAACTCTACGAAGATGTCTTCAACCTTCGTTTCCGAGAAGCCAGCCTTCAAGAGCCAAGGAATAAGGTGCTTCATATTCCAGCGGTCAAATCCAATCTTGTGAACCTTGTAGCGTTCGCAGACATCAAATAAAATCTGCGCAACGTATTCGTAAGAGACTGTATTGCCTTCCGTCGTTTTCAAATAGCCTTCCTGCTGCCACACATCGTAAGGCACACGGTCCTTTTTTGCCTTCGCTCTTAAGCCTTCACTTGGCAACCAAAAAGTTGGATGGACCTGCCATACACGGTTTGACTTTCCGATCAAGACCAGGGCTGTCAAGTCTGCCACAGATGACAAATCTAGTCCACCGTAAACAGCAAGCCCATCCAAGGGTGCCGGAGGCGCACCACATGACTTCCAAACAGACTGCGTAACGAAGGGGTTGTTGATCTCAACGCGTTGGTTCAAGACTAGGTTGCGGTATTCCGCTTCACGCGCTGGCATGCGCCGCGCATCTTCCGCCATTGCCAAGACTTCCTTCGCATTCAGGAAGGTGCCGAAGGCCGGATTGGCTTTACGGATTGTCCGTTCAGAGAATGGGTCCACATCTTTCGGAGCGGTGTAGAGGCTAACGACTGTCCTTGGATCGTGTCCCGCTAAGGCGTCGTCAATCAAGATTGATAGAAGGTCATTGTCAGAAGGAGCTTGCGTGCTAATAATAATGGACAGTGGGTCCTCTTGCGCTCCGGTCGCCGTCTCTAAGGCTTCGTATAAAGTTGAGCGCGGTCCACGCACCTGTCCCAGTTCATCATGGACAATGAACGCGGGCGAAAGGCCAAATGCGGTGGAAGCTTCCGCGCTCAATGCCCTGTATTTGGTACCCAGTTCAACACAGAGCAATTCCTTCGCGGTATCGCGGATCGTAATGACAGCGCGCAATTCGGGCGAGAGGCGCACAATCTTCGCTGCGAGGGAGAAGATGACGCCAGCTTGTTCTCTTGATTGCGCCGTCGAAAACAGCTGCGAGTTGAGCACGTAGCTTTTCCCGCAGAGATGATTCAAAAGGAGGAAGGCGGAAAGAGATGTCTTCGCATTTTTTCTCGGGAAGGAAAGGATTGCGCGCCTTGTCCCAGCCTTGTTATCATATATGCGCTTGATCTCTGTCTTCTGCCAAGGCTCTAGTTCAACCAGCTCGCCAACCTTCTTGCCTTCAGGAATGCGGCAATATTTTTCAATCCAGTTTATAACGTCCTGTCCA